ATAAAGCTACAGGTAAGGATGCTTAAAGTATTAGTAGGTAAGTTTGTTGCCAAGCATGGTATCGTCCCTTTGCTCTTAAAGGTCGGAGGATGGGCCGTAAAGGCCACTAAATCCAAAAAGGATGATGAGGTATGGGAAAAGGTAAAAAAGGTCTTAGAAGAGGTATAATGGCCGTAATTAACGCAAACTATTATAATTGGGAGAGGGACTACACTGCTCCTCCTTGGTTCTCTCGGCTCGCATGTTCAGACGGTTCGCTGACTGTTGTGTATAGCTCTCCCAATAATTTAGAGGAAGATAATGCCTAAGCAGCTTTATAAGATTACTCAGTTTCATGGAGGTTTGAATAGTAATTCAGATGCCAGAGATATAGCTGAGAATGAGCTGTCTGAAGCTACTGATATAATGGTGGATGAGTTAGGTAAGATTAGGTTGATGGGTGGTATTTCAACCTCTAGTATGCCAGCTGCTAGGGCTAATCAGATTAATCCTGGATATGGCTTATTTCAATTTAGCCATGATAGACGTGATGGACATACAGCTGGAGCGGGAACAGAAGTAGAAACTGATTATCTAGCACTTTCTGATCCTCATTCTGATGAAGGACAGGTAGATATTTATAGTAATGAAGCTACTAATTGGGGAAATCCTATAACTGGAATGGCTAGTAATAGTTCAGGATTACGAGCAGATGTATTCTATGTTGTAGATGGAGCTTTAAGGGTATGTGATAGTGATTTTGGGAATAGTAATTCTAATAAGTGGTATGGGTATATTGATAGAACACATTTTAGTGGTCTTACACCTGGGGGATCTGCTGACACTTATGATGCATGGTATGTTAAGGAAACAGCATTAGCTAATCCTCCTATCTGTCTTGCTTCAAAATTAGATGGGACTGCAGATGCTAGTAGCAGTGACATAGTATTGAATACTGATAGTAGTTTCCTGATGCCATCATCTGTGACCAATGCCATGTTGGATGGCAATATTGTTCTAGATAGGGATGGTGACGAACAACTTACTCTTGGTTCTGGCGCCAGAAAAGATCAAGATGAAATTAATACCCCTGCAAGAACTGGAGGAAATTGGGATGGTATAAAATGGGCGCTTTTCCCTAAACCTGGAGAAGGATTCCATCTCAATCTTACTGCGGGCAGTGGGTCAGGCGGCACTATTCCTGCAGGATCTTATGATATGGCAATAAGTTATATATATGATGCAGAGCCTGGAGAGTCTGCTGCTCAAGAAAGTTTTCCTGTAAAACTTTATGGGGGTGGCCCAGATGGTTCCAGTTTTACTATAGCAGTGGGAGAGACTACTGCAGTAGAAGTTTTTGCAACTAGTCCATATGATCCAAGATTAACTGGGGGAAGAGTTTATTGGAGGATAACCCAGGTTGGTGGTGGTGGTGATTGGTTACATCTTCTCGACATTAGTCTCAAAAATGGTGTGAGACAATTTTCACTTGGAGCATATGATTCCTGGTCAACTTATGATTCTGGTGCATCTACTCTATGTTTGAGTGCCTCAAGCAATACAATAGATTCAGCAAGTGGTGTTACTTGGGAGGATCTTAATTCAATGTCGCAAGATGTTGATACTAATGCAGCTAAATACAAAACAGCCTTAGTGGCAAATAGGATTGCATATATTGGCAATGTTAGATATAATGGAATTACTTATGGAGATGCAGTATTCAAGAGTCCTATTAATAAATTTGATGTTTTTACTGATGCTAGAAGATTAGAGGCTAGTATTAACGATGGAGATAGTATAGTTAAACTTGAAACTTATGCAGATAGGCTTTTGGTCTTTAAGAAGCGTAAATTAGAATTGTTAAATATATCTCAAGATGTGGAATTCCTGGAAGATACGTTTCTGCATAAAGGAGTATTTCATCCTGCTGCTACATGTAAAACTGACTTCGGTATCGCATGGGTCAATAGAGAGGGGTGTTATCTTTACGATGGACAGAAGGTAAGTAATCTTCTTGAGAAAGGCGGTAGACAAATAATAAAGGAAAGTGATTGGAATGGTTTTACAACTGATAATTCTATAATTGGGTATGTTCCAAAGAAAAGGCAGATAATAGTATTGAAAGATTGTACTGCGACAAGTGTTGGAGATATTTATCTTTTTGATCTAGTAACTCAAAGCTGGATCAAAGGTGACTCTAAGGTTACAGACAATCAGATTCAAACAAATTTTGTTACAGATTGGAATGGCGATTTAGTACATGCACATACTAGTGACATGGGCACATTTGTCAAGTGGGATGATGCATCCGCTAGCAGTTCATCTGTAGATATAGAGACAAAAGATATAGACTTTGGACAACCAGCTGTCAGGAAGAAGATATACAAGGTATATGTGACCCATAGAGGAGATTTGAGTAATCTACAACCTCAATATGCAATAGATGGTACTGGATCATTTAGTAATGCTGGTTCAGTGCTTCCAGCCTCAAGCCCTACAACTGCATGGGTGACAACTGAGGTTTCAGTTAATGTAACAAGCTGTTATTCGTTACAACTTAAATTTGTAAGTAGCGGTGGAAGTACTCCTGCCAATTTTGAAATTAATGATGCGACTATAGTCTATAGACAGAAGGGTATTAGATAATATGGGTATGACTAGGCAAGAGAGGATAGCCCTGCATAAGAAGCAAGAGAGGTTACAAGTAAAGTCTGGAGTACCTGCAGTGTCTGATTTGAATGAAGGTGTCCCAGTGTTAAGATCCACAGATGAGGGCGTGGTAGAGTATGTACGGCACAATGGTGTATTATATAAGAAAGTATTAGATAGGGGGTAAGATTATGGGATATGGAAGAGCATTATTAATGAGAGATGTAAAGCAGGAAGAGGAAGCTTTCCAGAAAAAGGCTAAAAAGAAAAGCTTATGGGGTAGTATTGGAAGAACTTTGGGTGGCTTAGCGGCCATGGGTTTAACTGGAGGTATTGTAAATCCTTGGACTGTAGGAGCCATAACTGCAGCTACTAGCTTTGCAGGTGGTGCTCTTGGAGCTAAGGCTTCTGGTGGAAAGCTAACTGGAGGTAGGTTCTTTCAGGCAGATAGAGAAAGTGCACAAAAAGAATTAGGAGCATTTGGTTCTCGAAATATAGTTGGATCTCTTCAATCTGGTATTACTGCTGGTATAGGGCAGAAATTAAAACTTATGAAGGAAGGTGGTTTATCTTCTGGTAAACAGTTAGGTAAAGAATTGGTAGCAGAAGGTGAGGCCAGTTTAGCAACTGGTAGAGGTGTTGCTGGTAGAAGGGGCTATATGGCTCCAGGAGAAATAACTAGTAAGGTAACGAAAGCAGAACAGTTAGACTTGATGTCACAAGGCAGGGGGCCTGGTGTGTTTAGAGAGGCTAGAGGGGGTGGTGCTATTACACAAGACAATAGTTTAGATGCAATATTGCAAGGACAATCTGATCTTGGAACAGCAGCTGATAAAGCTGGTATAAAGAGGGTAGCTCCATCAGGAATGGGTACTGGAGATGCAGGTAGTTTATGGGATCAATATTCTCCAACTAAGGTAGAAGGTGTCTCGGAAAAGATGATTAATAAGAAATCAATAAAAGGTTTGCTTGAAAACTATTTTGCTCCTGGTGAACAACAGAGAAATGCATATCTTTATGATCGTTATCCTGAAATGTTTGAAGGGGCAAGTTCTCTGCCTAAACAATATACTTCTGGAGCGTCAACTGTAATTAGGAGATAGATAATGGCTGGATATAATAAAGGTATAGTAGATACACGTAAGCTTAATGAGAAGAATAAAGCCAGCTTAGGTCGTGGTGGTGATACTAAGATACGTGAGGTAGGTGGCAGGAGATCTCATGTTAATGCTTTAGAAGCATATCTTATTGATGTTAATGGTAAGGCAGGGGAAGAGTATGCTAAAAGAGTTGGTGCTGGTACTATTAATCCCCTTACTGGTATGCCTGAGTATCATGATGATGAGACTACTTATCCTGAAGGCCATATCCATATTGGTGGTGGTGAGGTTCTTGGAAAAGGTGAAAGACCAGATTATGACTATTTAGAAGGTCTGAATAAATACCAGCTAGCAAATTATTTGGGTCAGACGTTTGGTGTAGAAGGTATGTTAGATAAGATGCAATATATGGAAGGTTTTCAAGAAGAACCTTTTGGTTTTCTTGAAGAGCAACAAAAACTAACTACTAGCAGGGCAGGTGAGGAAAAGAGGTTTACAGAAAGAGGATTACAAAGTGCATATGGGGCTACTATGGGTGCCTTATCTAGTCGAGAACAATCTCTAGAACTTCAAAGGGAGGGTCTCGGACTTAAAACAAGGGGTTTTGATATTCAAGAAGAAGGTCTTACGGCTCAACAGGCAACTCTTGGTAGGACTACAGGACGTGGCTATGCTCAGGCTACTGGTGCTGCAGCTACAGCAGTTTCAAGATCAGGTTTGGCTACTAGTGGAACCATAACTCAAGGATTAGAAACACAGAAAAAACAATTATTTCAAGATTATACAGCAGGAACTCAAGATATTGGACGACAGAGGGCTGGTATTCAAATAGGAAGAGAAGGTGTTGATATAGCAGGGAGAGGTCTTGATATAGCAATGGGAGATATTGAGCGACAAAGAGGGACTGCATTAGAAACATTGACTTTAGGTAAAGATGTGGCAGTTGATGATTATCTCTATACTACAGCTGGAGCAGATCTAGACTTTAGAACATCTGAATATGAAGAAAAGAAGAGACAGCTTGATGAATTGTATGCTGATGTTGCAGCTATACCTGACTAATATGAAAGATTAAAAAGGAAAAGGGATAAATTTATGGCACAAATAGTGGTAGAAAGAAGTGCAATAGCAGATTTCTTGGATGAACTTCCAGGTCTGTTAATGCAATATAAGCAGATGCAATGGGCTATGGAAGAGAGAGCTTTAGATAGAGAGGAGCGTAAAGCTGCTACTACACAGGGAATACTTCTAAAGGAGTATTATGATAAGAAGGCTGAAGTAAGACAGACTGAAGCTATGTTTGATAAGTATAGCAATTTAAGTCCTTCAGATGTATCTCCAGGGGGAGCTGATATAGTTAATTTCATAGATGAGCAGAACAATATTGATATGGACGCTATTACTCAAAATCTAGATGCCTTAGGCAGCTATCAATCTGGCCTAGAATCTAGCCTTGGTGAACTAAGAGGTCAGGCTCAAATCTTACAAGAAATGCAATTAGATTATGCAGGGCCTGAAGGAGTATTAGAACAGGATGAATATGAAGAATTTAGAAAACATGCTTTAACAGCAATGGATGAGGGTGGTCTTGGATGGACTACTACAGCAGGTGCAGATGTAGGGTTTTATGAGACTGATGTTACTACTAGACAAATTGCTGCTAGAAATCAAGCAAAGGATATGAAAGCAGATTTAGAAGGGGATGCTGCTGGGCAGTATGAGATATTACGTGGAGTCTTTACAGCGACTGAAGATTATGATGCTGATGATATGATTGATGCTCTTACTTATGAAGATCAAACTACTGGATTTGAGGTAGAACCTAGTGAAGAAGTAATAGGAGCTATCCAGAGGTTGGCAGGTCAAAGTCTTACTTATGATAATTTTATGGATAATTTAGCTGCCTTTCCATCAGAGGGAGGTGGAGACTATATTAGAGCAGAATTAATAACAAATCCTCAAATTAATCTAGTATTTAATGATCTTCAAAAAAACTACAAAGCTATTAATGTTTTAGATAATAAACTTGCTGGTATAAATGATGCACCTATTGAGACAAATCTAAACATTTTTATAGATGAAATTTCAAATGTGACCAATCCAAAAGTACTCTTTGGACTTTATGATGAAGCTATAAAGGGTCAGGATATAGATTTTGAAAATGATCCATTTTTTGATGCAGTAGAAGCACAGCTTGGTGTAATAGATGCAAGTGAGGCATATCTAAAGCATAAAGGTTTGAGTACTGAAGTTGTACCTCTAAGTGAAGATGCACAACAATTAACTACGGAGATTACTCGGCTTAATAAAGAGATTACAGCTTTGTCGCAATTTTATGGAGCTACTTCCGATGAAGTTACTGAAAGAAAGATGGAGCTACTAAATCTTGAAATGCAGCTTAATAAAATTACACAGGCAGAAAAAGTAGGGAAGAGTCAGGCAGAAATGGACACCACTATAACTGAACTATCTAGCCTAACAGGTCTTTCAGAAGAGGAAATTGCAAAGCAGGTAGAGGAAATTCGTGCTGCAGGTGTTCCTTGGGAAGGTGTTAGGGAAGAAATATTAGGTGGATGGGTACCTGGAAAAATGAGAACAACTAGATTAGGCGGAGGACAAGGGAGAATGTATTAATGCCATTACCAAAAGAATATTATGATATACTAAAATCAGGGGATAAACCTCTCAATACTCCTATGCAAGGATCCTCATTATATCCAAGTATAATGCCAGAAAGACAAGAAGATCCTAGTAGTGCATGGGGTAGTATTGGAGATTTTCTATGGAGTGCTGGTACAGGTTTTACTTCAGGTATGACTTGGAGTGCTACTGACTTAATGGGTATTACTGGCCAGGAACCTTGGGAAGAAATGACTGGTACTGAAAAGGCAGGGTGGATACTTGGTGAAGGTGCTTCATTATTTGCTCCTTGGGGCCCATTTGGCCTCATGGCTAAAGGATCTAAGGCTGTAGCTAAGGGATTAGGTAATAAATTTGTGCGTGAAGCAGCAGAAAGTGCAGTTGGTAAAGGAACAGTTGCGCTTACTAAAGAACAGGGAGCAGCTGTAGCTAAGGCTGCAGGAAAAGGTGTTAATTTCTCTGATGATATAATACAAGGCCTCAACAAGGTTGCTCAGGATGATATAGGAATTACTTGGATTAAGAATCTTAGTGCTACTGGTAAGACTGCTAGAGATGCTAGCAATATGTTAACCAATAGTAGTACTAGAGCTGTAATGAAAGCATTTGATGAGGCTGGTGTAGATATAGCTGGAGATCAGGCTGAAAGAATAGCTGGTGATTTTGTAGAAAGCTTAGGAAAGGGTACTTATGTAAATGATGTAGCTGAATGGGTGGCTCGTAAATTTGGTGGACAAGTACCCGGAAAAACAAGAGAAGTTCTCTCTAAATATTTAGGTATGGCAGCACAGGATGCCTATATGATGGGTACACATGGATTAATATCTGGTAAGATTAAAGCCCTTGCTAATGGTGAAGAGTTTAATGTAGGTGAATCTCTTAGTCATGCTGGATTAATGTCTTTAGGATTTCCACTTATTAGAGCTATTCCAAATATCGGTGGACTAGGTAAAGGTGGAATGGTCAGTGCTTCTCAGGGTATCAAATCTTATATGAATATATTTAAAAAGACTAACTATCAAGCTATAAGAGATGCTCATGGAGATGAGGTAACTAAAAATATGGCAAGGATTATGTTAAAAGGATCTAAGAAAGATCTTCTTAATACTACTGATTTATATAACTCAAGTTTTACTATTGGTAAACATAGGTTTATAAATGGTTCTGAGATATTAGAGAAACTGGATGATATGAAAGGTGCAGATGTAGTTACTCTTCTTAATAAGATGAATAAAAGTGTTAATAAATCAATGCTCAAAAAGTGGGGGCCAGAATTTATTAAGGATGCAATTGGTTCCTCTGGAAGAATGGCAGCAGGTATTACTATTATGAATCCCTGGATATTAGAAAAGAATGCTTGGAAGGGTATGGAAGGCCCTGAATTGGCATCACATTTATTTATTTCTGCTCTTATGACTAAAGGAAGAGGTGCTTGGGGTCATAAGGAACAACGTGCATATCTTGCAGATTTTACAAAAGAACATGAAGCATTAAATATCTTGGGAGCTAATGTTAAGAATATTCAGGATAGAATTCTGTTCCATGATGGGGCTAATGTGTGGGAAGGAATGGGTGCTGCTATTAGTACTCATGAAGTTGGACAAGAGATTGTAAAGATCTTTGATACAGCCTTAAAAGATGCTCCTGCAAATCCTAGTGGAAGAGATTATAGTAATCCAGATCATGCTTTAGTTATGGAGCTTAATGGTATATATTCCTTAATAAAAAGTAATTCAGATCCTAACTATACTCCTGAAAAAATACAGAACTTAGATGCTAAAACTCTTGCAACATTAGCTACTCATCTTAAAGCTATCAAGTTTGCAGATGGAAAAACTATAGGCGATGTAAAATATGAGGGAACTTTATCAAGGCTTACTACCGAACCTGCTGCACGTGTATTAGATATATATAAGAGAGCTTTATCTAAATTAAATTCTGAGCTTGGAATCCCTATAGATATTGGTGAAGACGGGCGAATGCTTGCTTATCATATTGTATCAAATATAGATGGTAAGACTATAGATGATGCTAATACTGTAAATAGAATAGTATCAGCTTTACATAATTTAGATCCTGCTAATCATGTTATAAGACGTAAACCTAATGGTGATTCAGAAACTACGAATTATGAATCAATTGTAAAGGATAGTGGCCTTACTCCAGATCAATTTAATATTAGAGTTCGTGAAATAATAAGAGAACATATGGATATTATTGGCGAACAATATGGTGATAGGAATATCTTGAGAGATCCTGTTGATGATAATCCTATGATGGATTTCTTACATCAAGCTAAATATATAGAAGCCAATGAGAGAGTTTATAATATTATGACTGGTGCCTTTCCACGAGGAGATAAGTCTGGGGATGCTATATTTGCTGGCGATTTAGATACTATATTTAAGTTAAGTGATTTAAAGTATGCTCATTCAATAGATGCCTATAAGGATATTCTTAGAAAAGATCTTATTGAAGATCCTAAAACTCCAGAAGAAAAGGCTGCAAATGCAGAAATAATGCTTAATATAGAAAACTTACGAACAATCTTTGAGCTTAGGAAACAAACTTTAGGAGGTTCTTCTAGAAAAAGTGTTAAAGAAAAAGGTGAAATGAGTGCTGCTGCTCTTAAACAGGTTGCAGATTCATGGCAAGATATAATGAAAGGTCTACCTGTAGAGTGGAAGAGTCAAAATTGGTCTGGACATATTAGGACTATCTTTATGGAAAGATTGTATAAAGCTAAAGGTATAGATAGACGTGCTAGGGATCTAATTGTTTATATGCATAATGAAGGTATGGCTTTACCTGCTGAAGGCAATAAAATAGGTATATTTTCTCGTAAAGCTCTAATGGATGAAGCTAAGGATAGACAATGGGAGCAAAAAGATATTGATGAATTAGGTGAAGCTTTAACCACTATTGAAAAAGTTTTACCTAAAGAAATAATAGAAGAAATTCCTTATGCTCCGACTGAGAGTGGTCGAAGAAAGTTTCAAGAAGTAGATATGGGGAGCTATTTAAAGGCTGCTAAAATGCTTGGTAATAGAATGTATTCAGATTTACTTGTAGAGACTCAAAATATTCTTTCTAATATCGTAACTAAAAATGAAGGTAATCGTAAGCATCTACGTGAGATACATGATAAAATTACTAATCTTCTTACTACATTAGATCCTGCAACTACTGGAAAACCGGTGAAAGATCCTGTTAGTGAGCTTAGAAATCTAAGAGGGCAGCTAGAAGGAATGCTCAAAGTAAATGAATTGAATGAGACTGGCATACTTAGTGATGCTGCTAAAGAACGGATTAGTAATATTAAAGAAGTTAGTGGTCAACTTGAATTACTTATAGATAAGATAGATATCGATACAGGGAAATTTAAAATATTACCTAAAGATAATTTGACTCCTGAGGAAGAAATGGTGGGAGATCCATATGGAATACATAGTGCATTAACAAGACCGCTACAAGAAACTTTAGTTAAGATTGTTAATGCTGAGGCTGATGGTCTTGACAGAATGCAGCAACTTGTTGTTAGAATAAATAATCTTGCAGCTTCTGGTAAGGCAGGTATGGGATTGAATAAGGCTGATACAATGGCTATAATTGAAAATCTCTCTCGTGATTGGTATAAATTATATACTGGAGAGAAAGAGAAGGGTGTGAAAGTATTGTCTGAGCTTATAAAAGATGTAAATGAAAATGGTTTCTTTGGTGATGCTGTCAGCCTTCTTGAAAGTATCAATATGGAAGTTAACAGAAGAATTATACTTAATAACGAACATCATATTTTAAATGAAGAAGCTTTGCAGGTAGCTGAATTATTAGAAAAAGGTCACAAGACTCACGAACATCATAGATCTGTAGTTGAAATTATGAAGGAATATGATCTTGCAGATAAAGATGGTAAGTTAAGTCAGGGATTTAAAAATGCTGTAGCTACTGATCCTAGGGGAGCTTTACAAACACATGTAAGAGATAAGATATTTGCTAAAACAGATAAGACTTTCAAAGAAAAGCAAAGAGAATGGCTTAATTTTAGACTCAACGATGCTACTGAGCTGTTGAATAATGTACATAATTCTGCACCTATTAATAAGGTTAGCATTGTAGGATATAGTAAAGAGGGTGGAAATATAGTCTGGAAGAATGGTGTTCCAAATATTATGCATCCAAATAATAAATATTTTTCGGATAAAGGCTTTAAAGTTCACTGGATAGAAGATACTATGAGCGTTGATATAGGTAGCGGTAGGCTGAGAAATGTTAGTTTGGATACTATTTCTTCTCCAGCTGATATTCAACTATATCTCAACAAAGCTATAAGGTCTGATGAGATTGGCAAGGATATCCTTGATGGCTTTAGGTCTGTAGATCATGGTATAAGTGAGGCAGATATTGCTAAGATGTTAAAGAATCCTAGTGAGTATATTTTCTATTTACGTCTTTCTCCTATGGATAAGATGATGTTTATAGCTTCAGACAAAAATCTGAAGCTTCTTGATACTGAATATGCTGATTGGTATGATAGAACTCTTGCAGAGTTTTCTGGTGTTGAGGCGGAAACTTTTAAGAATATGTTTGGGAGCTTAAAAGATAAGCCTAATACTTCTCGTAGTATAGTAGAATTAAAAATGATGCTTCCTTATTTAGATCATACTGGTAAGCGTAGTGAAATTGAAGCTATGATAAAAGAATTTTCTACAGCTGAAGGTTTTGCACAACAGAAAATTGCAAGTATACAAGCTAATATGTTTAAACGTGGGTTCTTATCTGATGGTGGGACTACTCAGCCATTAAATATTGAAACTTTAAGATGGGTTTCTTCAACTCATCCAGATAAAGCAATAAGAAATGAAGCTAGACGTATTGTTAAACAAGGTGGCTTTCATGCTGTTGTTGCTGGTGATAATTCAGCTGCTGGTAAGGATGGTGATAGATCTCATCCTTTAAATATAGAGAGCCTGGCTTTAGGACAGTTAAATGTAAGAGGACGTGGTGCTTCTAAGTTGGTAGAGGAAATAGCACAAGCTCAGATACGTGGTTTGAGCGGTATGGAAAGTCTAATGAACTCTGTGCTCGATGGGGCTAAGTTTGCATCTGAAAATACTATGAAATTATTAATGGCACAAAAACATTGGGAAGGAACTGATTTTTCTACTAGTCCTAATGGAGCTAAGACAATTATATTTGCCACTGGTGATAACCAATTACTTGGCAAAGGTTATATGATATATCATCCAGAGATAGCCAAACATATGCCTAAGGGCGTTGATATATTGCTTGGAGATTCTTCTGCAAAAACTCAGCATGGTAAGAATTTAGATGGTAATCCTGTAGAGCTATTTGAGTTAGCTACTGCTAAGGGAGATTGGAAAAAGTCTTTAAAAAAGATTGGTAAAAAGAATACTATGCTTTTACCAGTAGAATCTATAGGTGTTTCATTCACATCTAAGAACGAAGATGGTGTTACTATATCTTCTTCTATTTTTGATTTTCAAAATCCTAAAGCTATACAAGATGGTATAGATTGGATGAATTTTACTAATACTTTAGACAAAATAAATATGGAATGGGGATTTGGATTCTCAGATGGTGGTTCTTTAGCAAATCATTTATATGATATCAATGCACAGATGGGTGCTCCTATGGATAAGGGCGATACTGGCCTCTCTAAGATGCTTTTTACCTATGGGGCTATGCCAGATATGCCTTGGGTACAAAAGGCTCTTAAACGGATGATACGGGCTTCAAATTTTAGACACTTATCTAAAGTCCCTAATAAATATGGAGAAGATAATTTTATAGTACCAAATGTTGAAGGTGATTTATCAGTACCATTATATGCAGAACTTTATGGTGCTAAACGTCCTATCAAAGGGTATGTAAAGGATAAGAAAGGAAAGCCGAAGTATGATAAGGCTGGAAAAATGATACCTATATATGAAAAAGAAGTTGGAGATAGAACAGACAGAGTATCAATGCAATTTGGTGGCATAGGTCTTAATAAACATACTGCTAGTAGGCAGATGGGAGATGGTAGTCAAAGATCTAATCTTTCTGGAGAGAAGTTTATATATAGAGATGCTAATGGTGTGGATATAGTTATTGGATTTGATCAAAATGGTAAGTTTCAATATGATAGTCCTTTCTATAATAAAACTGAGGCTAAAGATATTCAGTATAAAGGCACTCAAAATGGACAGGATGTTTTTCGTGATGCGGATATGTCACTAGATACTAAGAGCCATGCTAAAGCACAACAACAACTTAAAGCTCTTCAAAAAATAGTCTTTGATTATAATCTTGATTTCTTTGATGTGTTTAGAGTATTAAATGGACAAACTATTACAAAGACCGACATCAATGGTGTTGATCAGTCGGTTAGTTTGCCTACAAATAAGGGTTTAAAGATGCAGTTAGGTGTATTATCTCATGCCATTCCTGTTATTGGGCATGATAAAGTTGTCTTTCGTGTAGAAAAAATATTAAATAATATGCAAGGCTTAACTGAACTTAATGTACACGATCTTAGGACTGTTATGCAGAGAGATAATGATGGTGATCATTTGTATACACATACTAGATTGCCTTGGAATGTTTTTAAAAGATTTTCTAATGAGAATGGTCGTAAAGATGATTTCAGAATGTTTGAAAGAAAGAATGTAATGGATAGAAAGTATATCAATATATTTGGACTGGATGAAAATGGAGTTGCTGGTATGGAGCCTAGTCAGGTAGGGTTTCAAAATTATGCAAATAAATTACACAATGCTCGTATGATGACAGGCCAAGTAATTGGTGCTAGAAATGTTCTCTCTTGGATGGCAAGAATGAATCTGCATATGAGTGGTGATCCTTTATTGAAAGAATTTCTTATAGATAAAGGTATGACATCAGATTCTTGGAAGGCTTTAGATAAGTTCTATGATACTGTTCAGAATGCATTAGATATACATGGTGGTATTCATGCTGCACTAAAAACTCAAGATATGTTAAAGGATTTTTTATATTATGGATTGACTGATCAATATGCAGAACTGACTGGTGATCCAGTATTTGATGGTCACAATCAGCCCGGACTTGGATTTTTTAATCCAAAGCACAATTTTGGATCCAAAGGTATTCATAAAGAAATATTTAATGAGATACTTAGAACGTTAAAGAAAGCTAACATGATCCAGAATGATACTTGGGATGAGAAAGGTAGCCGTGCTCCTGAGCCAAATGAAATTAAAGATGCTTATTATGATATGAAAAACTTCTTTGAGAATCCAAGTTTATATCTATCTAAAAAGCTTGTTAGAAGAATAGGTAATGTTCGCAATGAAAGTAAAAGGAAAGCTCTTGCTAGAGAATATGCAGAATTATTCTATGGTAAAGATCTTGATATGAAAGATAGTAAAAAGAGACAGAAGCTTTATATTGATATCTTAAAAGGTAAGACTGATGCAATGCCTAAAGAAGTATTTAATTTTACTAATGTAAGATCTGCAGACAAGGCTTTTGATATGTCTATTGGCGGACATGTTATGAAAAAACTTGTTGGAACTAATGGATTTTGGCAAGAAAGTTTTGGATCAATATCAGGTGGTGATAAGGAAATGTATAATGCAGCTGGATTTTTTGTAAAAAATATAGAAAGTTTTGTAGAAACTGTACGGTTATTTGAAGGCGAGGGTACTGCGGAATATCGTGAAGCTATTGAATCTGCTGGTGATATATCTATAGGATCATTCAGAGGTGCAGATGCTCCTGCTATTCCATCATATATAAGAAATGCTCTCAATAATGGTGTCTTGAGAGAGTTTATTCATCAACAATATAAAGATGTTTTTGGTACTTTGGAACATTTTAGAGGTGAAAAGTTTGCTAACAATAGGAAGATGGAAAAGTTGCAAACAAGATTGGGTAATTTACAGCACGCTATTGATATTATGGATACCAAGATTGCTCAGAATATGGTTATTGAGCTTGCAAGTAGTAGTATTATTGGCCCTATAAAAAAGGGTGGAAAACTTCAATTCAATAATATGAAGAAGGGCCAGAAGGTTGCCGTCTATAGAATTAAGGGTGATGTTCAGGTTATAACACCAGAAGAAGGTAAGGAACTTACGTTGCATGATCATAAACTTAAAGGTGCATCATTAAATTATGGACAGCTTAATTATGTAGGTAGCTTTACTAAAGATAGTAAGCCTGAATTTACAGAGAAAGGATGGACATATTTAGTAGATAATAATCCTAAGAATATGATACCTATAAGTGGTGCCGAAGCTAAATATAATAATGCTTTATTTAAAGCTACTTATGCTAATGAAATTAATCCAGACATTTTCTTAACAGATAGTCCTCAAGATTTTAGGGATGGTGTACGTGTACTTAGAGCTCAAATTACTTCAGATTATATTAAAACTGTAGGGGATGCTTTATCCAATCGGGTGTTAAGTCAAGGAAGGTATGCTATAAATCAATCGAAAGAAGGTAGAGCTATAACAGAGTTTGTAGATGAATGGATAGGCAGAGTAGACACAAAATATAACCAAGCTGAAGCTATGAATTTAATACTTAGATATATAATACAACCAAAAGTTATAGCCAATTCTTATTATAAAGATACAAGAACTAATATGGACATGCCAGTTCATAGAACTAATGAACATCTTGCTAAAACTATTATTGATTGGGCTGAAAATCCTGATCTTGGTCATGCTTATGGGTCAGAG